GAACGGCCACGTTCGCATGGCTATCGACAACCTCGCCCTCGCTGGCAACCTCGTTTTCGATGTGGATGAAGCCAGCTTGGTTCCCGGCCAAAACATGGATATCTTCCCCGGCAAAATCTTCCGCCGCCAGTCTGGTGTGACCGGAACGGCTATCAACGGCCTCAAGTTCCCGAACACGGCTGGTGAAAACCTGCAGATGTACCAGATTAGCCGCCAACTGGCTGACGAAGAGACGGGCATCCCGTCCATCGTACACGGCCAGACGGGCGTGACCGGCACTGGTCGTACTGCTGCTGGTCTATCTATGCTGATGGGTTCGGCGGGCTTGTCGATGAAGACGGTCATCAAGAACATCGATGACATGCTCTTGAAGCCTTTGGGTGAAGCGTACTTCCAGTGGAACATGCAGTTCAACGAAGAGTCGGAAGACATTATCGGTGACCTCGAAATCAAACCACGCGGCGTAGCAGCAGTTATGCAAAAAGAGGTTCGTACACAGCGTCTCACATCTCTGTTGCAAACTGTCGCCAACCCGATGTTGGCACCGTTTATCAAGATTCCCAACCTGATGCGGGAGTTGGCAATTTCGCAAGACATCGACCCAGATAGCTTGGTCAACGATGCGAACGAAGCACAACTCTACGCCAAGATGTTACAAGGATTGATGGCCAATGTTCAACAAGGAGCAAGCGAAGCTGGTGGGGCCGCTGCTGGCGAAGCCGGAGATATGGCAGGGTCTGGAGGCGTATCTCCAAGCCCTGAAGGAACAGACGTACAGGGGTCTGGTAACGGCACAATCGGAGTCGGAACTGCGCCAACTGCAGGGGAAAGCGGCTTTACTGGAAACCCTCCTCAAACTGAAGGATAACCACGAGGCTATAATCAAGAATGGTTGACCGCATCGACATTGGGATAGACACGGAGCAAGAAACCGACACCGGCTTTTTTACAAGTCAGCGTACGGTTACTCCTGAGCAGTATAAATCAAGCTTCATAAATTTTTACAATACTGCTCTCGGTCTGCCCAGTCTCGAAGAGGAGACGGGTATCGAGGTTGAAACCCCGACCGTCGAACTTGCTGAACCCGGGGTTCGCGAACCTTCTGACGATGACGGACCTCCAAACATCCTCGAAATGACATCCCTCACCACGGGTGAGCCGATGTACGAAGTCCAGTTTGTTGATGGCAACCAGACGCAGTTCGAAAGCTACTCCGACTATCTCAAGGGAACTACCTACAAAGACCGCATACCTTTTGTCCAGAATATCCTCGAACCTACTATGACCGGCAATTTCAAGGATATCAAGTTTGGTGAGACTGTAAGTGCGGAAGTAGAAGCGGGTATCGAAGCAGTAAAGACAGGTGCAAAGGAGTTGCCCAGCAGTTTCGAACTCGCTGCAAAACGGATGACGGGAAAAGAACTGACCCCCGCAGAAAATGCCAAGCTAGATAAAACCTACGCGAACATTACCAAGGGTCTTCTCCCGCTTATGGGTGGCATTCCCGGAGCCATCGTATCCACAGTCATAGGCGGTCGTACAGTTAAGAATGCGTTCGGTAAAAACTCCTTCCTTCCCACTGGGCCTCTTGGGATAATGGGTGAGATTATTCACGCCAAACAATATGCGGGAATGGCCAAAATTCGAGCAGCCAGAAGTGCATACGCGCAAGGGGATATGGCGGGGACAGAACTGGGGCCGATGAATTTTAGCAAGGTTGACGTTGGATTTGCCATGACCATCGGCAACATGGGTATCCTTCGGGAACCCGGTTCCGGAACCTTTACCGGCAACACGCAAGGGATGGACATCCAACAACTTCTTGCCCTAGAGGCTGTCAGCAAAGGCTACGACCCCACCCGTGGTCGTTACAATCCTTTGAATCCGAGCAAGAACCAGACGGTTGCCGAGTCGGGGGGTATGTTCGTCTCCGATAACCCGATGGACGGATTCTTCCGGGCAAACGGAACATTTTACAGTTCACGCACCGGGGCATCGGCAGCCTACTCTAATGAAAGAGACGCAGAGAAAGCTGCTGCTACGGCAGGTATCAGTTACGACCAATTCCAAAACGCTCTCAGCGCGGCTCGTTCCGGTTCAAAGACCCTCGACGCGGCTATTCGGGATATCAAGGGTGCAAAGGTAGCAGCGAGAGACTCTGACGGACCATCGGCACAGCCTAGGCAGCCGATTACGGTTACCCAAGCAAGGCCGGGTGAAATGCCTCAGAGCGAAGCCGCTGCAAAGGCACAGCGGGAAAGTGATTCTGATGACAGTGGATATAGCAGTAACGTCGGTGGCGGTGGTGTATCGCAAGATGTTCGTGATGCTATTTCTGATGCCGGAATTTACTCAGGAGGTGGTAGATACGGAGGATTTAATCAGGGTGGTCGCGTCGGCCTTGCCATGGGCGGCGCACCCGGCGCAGCTAGTGGCTTTGTAGACCGCCCGCCTGAGCAGGTTCCCGAAGACCAGACAGTTGCGGACAACCGTCCTGCCCAACTCCCAGAGGGAGCCTTCGTCATCAACGCTGCAGCCGTCGAGTTCGCGGGAAGCAATGATATCAAGAATATGTTGCTCGATGCTCACAAAGAATCGATGAGACGCGGATTAACGGTTGACAAACAAGGAAACGGTGCTAAAATGATAGATGTGGCTATCTCCAGCGGCGAAGTTGTCGTCGCGCCACATCTCGCCAAAATCATCGGATATGACCGCCTAGAGAAAATCAATAATCGCGGCAAAACCGAAACTCGCGAACGCATCGAAGAAAATGGTCAGGCTCCTGCTCCTGCCACGATGCAAGCTGCTACTGGCATGTTAATCTCAGGACAGCTATCTGAGCCGACTCTCACGCAACAGGACTTGCGTCAACAAGGCTTTCTTTCCTCTGAGTATCCTTCGATGCCAGATACGCCTATTCCCTCCCGTGACGAAGATACCTTTTTTGGATACACCATAGGCGAGTTGAAGGAAGCAATCAAGGGCGTCGAGATTAAGGGTTTTGAAAAAGACCCGTACATTATCACAGGTGCTGCACGAGGAAAAGACAAATCGTCTGCCTTCGGACCTATGCAAGTTACCTATTCTACCCTAGAAGATTTTCAAAAGCGAAGCCCAGAATACAAACTTCTAGATAACGACAAAAAAGAATACGTCAACGATTTGATACAGCAGGGTCGTGATGTAGTCAACTACCAAAAGTTTGGCGCAGTCTATCGAAACGGTAAGCGTCAAAAAGTTTCTAAACAACAAGCTAAAAATTTGAAGGCGTACGGCAGCGGCACTATGGACCGCGCCCGCCACGAAGAACATTACGACGTTGTGGCTGATATGGTCCTTCGTCTTAAATTATCGGACCACGAGAACATTAAGGATGCTTTGGCTTCTTACGGCGAAGGCCAAGCCTATGCAAACAAGGTTCTCAAAGGTCTAGAATAATTCGTCAGCTACCCGCAAGTTCGCGGCCCTGACACAACCGGAGCGGCTACCCACAGCCAAGTGGCCCCGCGAGTGAGGTAAATCAAATGGCAAAAGCAAGAGGCCACCGTGCCAACAAAGCTAACGATTCGTTCGGAACAGTAAACAACGGGTCGTTGTATCGTGGAAAATACCGTGATGAAGTCTACGAAGACGATGACGATGAAGCGGTAGAAACTGCAGAAGCACAAGAAGCGGACCCCCAAAAAGAGGCTACTCCGCAAGAACAAGCCCCAGACAGTTTCGTAGAGGCCAAAAAAGAAGAGGCCGACCACGATTACAAGAAACGGTATGACGATTTGAAACGTCATTACGATTCGAAGGTAAACGAATTCAAAGAGGAAATCGACACCCTTCGCAAGACGATGACCAAACACGCACAAGAAATGCCGCGTGGGGTCACACCGCCAAAGACTGCAGAAGAACTGGAAGAGTTCAAAAACCAGTATCCGGATGTGTTCGAGGTGGTACAGACCGTATCAAGTCTCCAGACCGAATCACAGGTTGCAAAACTCCGCGAGGAACTCGGTTCCATCAAAGAGCGGGAACAGGAACTAGAAAAGCAGAAAGCCTACGAGGAACTGCTTCGGCTCCAACCCGATTTCAACGAGATTAAGACAGATGAGAAGTTTCTGGCTTGGCTCGAAGAACAACCAACATCAATCTCAGATGGTATCTACAAGAACAATAAGGATGCCCGCTGGGCGGCACGGGTCGTAGACCTCTACAAGGCCGACACTGGCCTTACCAAGAAGAAAACCAAGTCTGCCTCTGCTGCAGAAGCCGTCACTAAGACTCCCGTGCGGGAAGTAAAGACGGAAGCAACAGACGGCAAGAAGATTTGGAAAGCTTCTGAAATCGGCAGGATGAAGCCGTGGCAATTCGAGAAGCTAGAAGCTGAACTCGATGCAGCACGTTCAGAAGGCCGAATCGACTACAACTCTTAACTCTAAACCTCAAACAGGAAGGAAAGACCAATGGCTTTTGATAGCGCATCAGGTTACAATAACCTGCCTTCCGGCAATTTTACGCCGGAAATCTTCAGTCAAAAAGTTCTCAAGTTCTTCCGTCGCGCTTCGGTTGCTGAAGACATCACGAACACCGACTACGCTGGCGAAATCGAGAACTATGGTGATACCGTTCGTATCATCAAAGAGCCTACCATCACCGTTTCTAGCTACTCTCGTGGCTCGGTGGTAAACCCGCAAGACCTCGCTGACGACCAAACCACTATGGTTGTGGACCAAGCGAACGCCTTCGCATTCAAGA